TGCATTTGTAGTATCAAGTAGAGATGATCAGTTCTTGGAATATCAATTTAGTGTTGATAATCTAGATAAATTTACTGGATTTGTGATTAAGATTGTTTATTCTGGAACAAATGAAGCATATGCTCCAAGATTTAAAGATTTAAGAGCAATCGCATTAGCATGATTCCAGTTGAAGGGCATAAAAATCTTTACCGAGATGAAAAATCTGGTGCTATTGTAAATTATGATACTCATGGATATACTCAGTATATTAAAATGAAATCTGAAAAACAGCACCAGAAAGAAGAACTAGATAAAATAAAAAATGATATTGATGAAATTAAGTCTTTACTAAAGGAGATTCTCAATGGATCCAAATCAAATTAAACTTGAAGATATTAATAAACTTTTTGAATATGAAATGCAGTCTAGAGAAATTGATGACTGTACTGATATTGAAAAACTTAAAGATATGTTAAAGACCTCAATTAAATTATACATGAAGCAACAGGAAGTTATTCAAGATCTTGGATTTGGTCCAGTATAAATATATTTTAGATCCTGAAAAATTTTATAAATGGCAGCCGTTTATGTAAGTAATCTAGTCGTCAACACTGGTACTACATTTACTCAAACATTTTCATTAGAGAATAGTGATTCTAGTTCTATTCAGATAATGCTGGAGTGATTACTAGAGTTGTTGAAGGATCTGTTCTCGTTAGAGAAGGAGTAACTCGCTAATGGCAGACATCAGAGTTAGAGTCGGTGCACAAAATGCTGTCAAAGTCGTCTCGTCATTGGCAGGAACTAAAGATATTTCTTTAGGTGATCTAACAGACGTTAATTTACCACCAGCTCTTTTAAACGGAATGGTTCTTGTGTATAACTCAACAACATCAAAGTGGGACGCAACATTAGAATTAACCCCAGGAACATCACAGAATTTAGACATCAACGGAGGTAGCTTTTAATGGCAAGTATTATCAGGATTAAAAGATCCTCTGGTACTAGTTTACCTGGAAGTCTACAATGGGGTGAATTAGCAATTGTAACTGGTATTGGTAGTGCCACAGGTAATAACCAGAACCGAGATAGAGTTTATATCGGTGATGATGGTACTAATGTTTTAAGTGTTGGTGGACGTTATTATACGTCCATGATGGACCATGTTCCTGGAACAGTTGCTGGTGTAACTAATACTAGAAATAGTGATGGTGGTATAGTTGTTATTCTTGACAACAATAGAAAAGTAGACCAATGGAATGTTGATAATCTAAGATTAGACGGAAATACATTTTCATCCCAAAATACAGATGGTGATATTGTCCTAGATCCAAATGGAACTGGTGAAATCAATATTGTTGATGATACTTATCTCAGTTTTGGTGATGATAAGGATGTAAAATTAAGATACGACGAAGCAACAGATAATAGATTTGAGATTGAGGGTGCTGACTGGGCATTTGCTGATGGTGTTGCCATCAACATTGGTGATGTAACCGATTCAACATCAAAAGACAACGGTGCTTTAGTTGTTGAAGGTGGAGTTGGTATTGAGAAAAACTTAAATGTAGGTGGAAATGCCACCATTGCTGGTGTTTCAACTTTCACTGGAAGTGTAACAATTGGTGATATAAAAGTTGAGCAAAATATTATATCAACTGTTCCTGGATCAAGTGGAGTTCTTTATATTGATCCATATCCAGATGGATTGAGCAATGAAGGCACTGTCGTTATTAAAGGAGACTTACAAGTTGATGGTACAACCACATCTGTAAACTCTACAGTTGTATCAATCAACGACCCAATTATTGTTCTTGGTGATGTAACAAGCAAGAGAACTGTAATGGCACCAGTTCTTACTGGTGTTTCAACCATTACTCTTGACTCAGTAGCGGGTATTAATACTGGCGACCTTATTCAAGGAAGTGCTTCATTACCCAATAGTGGTCTGACTACTATTACTGCGTATAATACTACAACAAAAATTGTTACAATTGAGGGTACTACTTCTGCAGGTATTACCACAACTACACAGTTAACAATCACCCATGCCTTTGACACCAACACAGATAGAGGTGTTGCCTTTGATTATAATACTGGCGTAGGAACCGCTAATAGTAAAACTGGATTTTTTGGTTACATTGATGGCAATAATGTTGGCAGTGCTGCTACTGCAAGATCTTGGACATACATTCCTGATGCCATAATTACATCTCCAGGCATTGTAACTGGAACAAGAGGATATCTTGATGTTAAAGGTATTTACTACCAGACAGGTGATTTTAACACGCATGGTGTTGTGTATTTTGATGTTGATGGACTTCAAACTTCAACAAACAATCCATCATCACCAACTATTACATCAAAGCAGATATTAACTGCTATCACTGAGGTTAACTTAACTGTTGGTAGTTCAGCATCAGTTACTGCCGGTGATTTGATTCGTCAAGAAACATCAAATGCTTATGGTGTTGTAAAAACAACAACTAGCGGAACTACAATCACTCTTGTTGGTGTTGAGGGAACTTTTGACACATCTAATAATTTACTACAAAATGGAACTACGATGGCTCTAATAACCAATCAGAGGAACAGTAAAAAATGGCGAAACCAGCATCTAGACAACAACTCATTGATTACTGTTTAAGGAGGCTAGGTGCTCCTGTATTGGAAATTAATGTTGATGATGACCAAATAGATGATTTGGTGGATGATGCCCTACAGTACTTCCAGGAGCGTCATTTTGATGGTGTTGAAAGGATGTACCTAAAATATAAACTAACTCAAGCAGATTTAGATAGAGGAAGAGCAAAAAATACAAACGGTGTGGGAATAGTAACGACAACCGCAACTTCTACTAATATTAGTGGTTATGGAACTGTTACTTCAAATTTTTATGAAACTTCCAATTTTATTCAAGTTCCAGACTCTGTGATAGGAATAGAGAAAGTATTTAAGTTTGATACTAGTTCAATATCTGGTGGAATGTTTAGTATCAAATATCAGTTGTTTTTGAATGACCTGTACTATTTTAATTCTGTTGAGTTGTTACAGTATGCTATGGTAAAGTCTTATCTAGAAGATATTGACTTTTTACTAACAACAGACAAACAAATTAGGTATAACAAAAGACAAGACAGGTTGTATCTTGATATTGATTGGGGAGCACAATCTTTAGATACATATCTTGTTATTGATTGTTATAGGATATTAGATCCAGATTCTTACACAAATGTTTATAATGACAGTTTTATTAAAAAATACTTAACTGCTTTGATTAAGAGGCAATGGGGACAAAATTTAATTAAGTTTAGGGGAGTTAAACTTCCTGGAGGAATTGAACTTAATGGTAGAGAAATTTACGAAGATGCTGAAAGAGAATTAGAAAGCATCAAACAGACGATGGCACTTGAATACGAACTACCACCTTACGACTTTATTGGATAATGGCACTTAATCCCTTCTTTCTACAAGGATCACCAAGCGAGCAGAGACTCGTACAAGATTTAATCAACGAACAGTTGACAATCTACGGTGTTGAAGTCACTTATATACCAAGAAAATTTGTAAGAAAACAAACAATTATTGAAGAAATTCAATCTTCAGCATTTGATGATAATTTCTTAATTGAGGCATATGTTAACACCTATGAGGGGCATACGGGAGCTGGAGACATTCTAACAAAATTTGGAATGAGTTTAAGAGATGAGTTAACTATAACAATATCAAAGGAGAGATTTGAGGATTTTATCGCATCTTTTTTAGCAGCACTTCCAGAAAGTGAAATAGAATTATCAACCAGACCTCGTGAAGGAGATCTTGTCTATTTCCCACTTGGTCAAAGATTATTTGAGGTTAAGTTCGTTGAACATGAGCAACCATTTTATCAATTAGGTAAAAATTATGTTTATGAACTGAAATGTGAACTCTTTGAATATGAAGATGAAGTTCTTGATACTTCTATTGATGAGATTGATACGACTATTAAAGACACTGGATTTATCACAACACTTAATCTTATTGGGGTTGGTAGAACAGCGGTGGCTACTGCTAATAAAGGCGATGGGTATATCAAACAAATATTCTTAAATAATGACGGTAGTGGATATACTGGAACACCTATTGTTTCTATATCAACAGCACCTTTTGGAGGAACAAATGCTACTGCTGTTGCTATAACTACAAATAAAGCTGGTGTGTATTCCATAGACAGTATTCTTCTAACAAATGCTGGTACCGGATACTTATCACCTCCAACCATTACAATTAGTGGTGGGGGCGGAACAGGTGCAGCAGCAACATGCTCCATACAAACTACTGACTTTGGTGTTATTTCTATTACACCATCTGATAATGGAGTTGGGTATTCAACAATTCCTTTCGTTACTGTTTCTGGTCCAATAGGAGGAGGAACAACAGCAACAGCAGTAGCTGTAATCAACTCCGACACTCAAGTCTCTTCAATAAGACTAGTAAATCCTGGAACTGGATATACATCTGGTGATACTCCAACAGTTACTATTGCTTCACCACCACTAATAACTGGAGTTGGTACATATATCTTTAATGAAGTTGTAAGAGGCCAACTTATTTTTATCACGAAATCTTAAGGAGAACTGTTGTTTCCTTTGGTACTTTGTTTAATGATATTCACATTAGACATAGAAATTCTAGTGATGGTGAAATAAGTGATATTAGGGTTCCTCTTGCTTATGGTCCAATTCAAAAGTTTTTAGCTAGAATTGAGCAACAACCAAACTTGAACAAGGCAACTCAAATCACATTACCAAGAATGTCATTTGAGATGAATTCAATTCAGTACGATCCAACAAGAAAAGCGGGAGTAACTCAAACTTTTAAGGCATCTGACGGCACAAACTTAAAGAAAGTTTTTATGCCTGTTCCTTATAACATTGGATTTGAACTGAATATTCTTTGTAAGTTAAATGATGATGCCTTACAGATTGTTGAACAAATCTTACCATTCTTTCAACCAGCATTTAATTTGACTGTTGATCTTATAGACTCTATTGGTGAAAAAAGAGATATCAGTGTTGTACTTGATAATATTTCATTTCAAGACGATTATGAGGGTGATTTCTCAACTAGAAGAGCACTAATTTATACACTACAATTTACTGCGAAAACTTACATGTTTGGACCAATCGCAGATACCACCGATGGTCTGATTCGTAAGGTTCAGGTTGATTACTATGCTGATACAAATAGAGAAACAGCAAAGCGTGAATTAAGATATACAGTTACACCAAAAGCACTCAAAGATTATAATAGTGATAATACAGCGGTCTTAAGAGAGCCTCTTACAAAAACTGAAACAAGAATATCTGTCAGCACATCTTCTGGTCTTGCTGCTGATAATAGGATTATCATCAATGATGAGATTATGAAGATTGTTGAGATTGTGGATGGAATTACGATTACTGTTAAGAGAGGTTATGACGGAACCACGCCAGTAACTCATCTAGAGAACACTTCTATTGATCTTCTAACTGCTGCTGATGATACTTTAGTTGATGCTGACGATGATTTTGGATTCAATGGTAATCTGTACTCATTTACGGATGCTAGAGACTATAGCCCATCTAGAAGTATAGATATTTAACGGATGAATTAAAATCATGTCAAATAAGTTTGATAAAATTGATCAGGCACTCAATATTGAAAGTAATATTGTTGAGGTTGAATCTAATTATAGTTCTGAACTGGATATCATAAAACAAACCAGTACAGATATTAAAAAAGATTATGAATATACCCGTGCCAATTTATATTCATTAATTGAAAAGGGACAAGAAGCAATTAATGGAATTATGGAACTTGCCGGAGAAGGAGGGTCTCCAAGAGCATATGAAGTTGCTGGTCAGTTAATCAAATCCGTTGGAGATGTAACAGATAAACTTATAGATTTACAAAAGAAGTTGAAAGATGTTGAAGAAGATACTGGAAACAAAGGACCAAATAGTGTTACAAATAACGCAGTGTTTGTGGGATCAACATCAGAATTACAGAAACTACTCAAACAAGGTTTTCTAAATAATAAAGAATAAACACACAGTTCAATGAGTTGGTCTGGTAAATATAAAAGATCAATCGATTGTGATAATCCACAAGGGTTTTCACAAAAGGCTCATTGTGCTGCCCGTAAAAAAAGACAAAAAGGCGAAGTGACTAAATCAAAATCTCCCTTTTCAGAAGCAAAGGAACAAATAACCTTTTCAAAATTTACCCATAAAACAAAGCATTTACCAAAGTCTCAACATCAACTTGATCCGAATCTTGATTTGAAACAGTTGGTACATCATGCTGTAAAGCAGTATGTTGATAGAGATGTTGATGGTGATATTGATGTTTATGATAATCCTGGTAGAAAAACTCCAGATGAAAATCCATTAAGTGCTCCTAATCAAGCTAGTGTTGCTTCAAAACAATTAATTGCAAAACAAAAAGGTGAGTTAAAGCATACTAGAAGAGGTATGGCATATGAAGAGACAAAATCTGGAGATGAAGGTCTTCGTGATTGGTTTGGAAAATCAAAATCTTCTGATGGAAAATCTGGTTGGGTTCAACTGGGTGGTAAATGGGCAGGTAAACCATGTGCCCGTCAACCAGGACAAACTTCTACACCAAAATGTGGAAGTTCTAAAATGGCAGCAAACATGTCAGATGAAGAGGAAGAGAAGGCAAGAAGAAGAAAAAATCGTCAAGATCCAAATCAACCAGAAAAAACTGGTGGTGCCTCACCAACAAATGTTAAAACTGAAGAAGTCAACTTACAAGAAGTAAAGGATAAACCAGGAAAGGGTAGTGGCAAAAAAGACGCCTGCTATCACAAGGTCAAGTCTCGTTATTCTGTTTGGCCAAGTGCTTATGCTTCTGGAGCACTTGTTAAGTGTCGTAAAGTAGGTGCCGACAATTGGGGAACCAAATCAGAGCAAGTAAGTATGGAAAGATATTGTCCAAAATGTAATAAAAATGAATTAAGAGATGAGTGTAAGTATGGTCCAAAATATTGGGATACATATTCACTACCAATTAATTTGTCATCAGTAGCAATGTCAAATCCACATTATCATGCTAATAGTCCACATCCAGCAAACGAACAGAAGGATCATGAATATTCAATGGCTCGCTCTGAAATTTCTACAATCATTTCCGCAGCGAAAAGATTAAAGAAAAAAATGGGTAAAGGTGAAGGTAGTCTTGAAGCTTGGGTTCAATCAAAAATTACAAAAGCGGCAGATTATCTGGACTCTGCGGCGGACTACATTGAAAGTGGAGAACATGATATTGAAGAGGCAAAAAAATGTTGGCCAGGATATGAGAAAAAAGGAACACAAAAACTATTTGGAAAACCTTATAATCGTTGTGTAAAAAAGGAGCAGTTTTCTAACTGGAGAGAAGAACTTTCTGAAGATTGGCAATCGGTTAATCGCAAAGACAAAACAGATGGATTAAGTCAAAAGGCAGTTAATGCATATCGTCGTGAGAATCCAGGTTCAAAACTGCAGACTGCTGTAACTGAAAAGAATCCAAGTGGCAAAAGAGCAAAGCGTCGTAAAAACTTTTGTAGTCGTATGTCTGGAATGAAAGCAAAACTCACTTCTGCTAAAACAGCAAGAGACCCAGATTCAAGAATCAACAAAGCCCTCCGTCGTTGGAACTGTAACTAAAATGAAATCATTTAAAGACTTTTTATCAGAGAGTATCAATATTGCCGGAGATTTCAATGGAAATCTCTATATGAACAGTGGATCTCAACCAGAGCAAGCAACAGAATCTTTCCTTGCTGATGTAGTTTGGGAAGGAAAACTATATCGTATTGAAGTAGAGGGTTCTATGATGGATAAGAATGCTCTCGCAGAACAACTTCAGGGTGAATATCCTGGAGCAATTGTTCATAACATTTACCCATCACAATCACAAAGTTCTTTAAGAATCAAAAATACGCAAAGATACCAACCAGAAAGACTAACTTGGACTGATTAATTATGGCACAATTTAATAAAAATACTCAAGACTTTCTGAATCAAGAAAGGACACTTTTTGAGGTGAATATGATCGCCAATAAAAATGGCGAAGTAGTAACTTTAGATAATCCATTTCCAGTCACAGGTACTATTGGAATACAAACAGGTACTGGGTTA